CGAATGCGGGAAAGGTCATGTGCAGCAGAATATTCTTGTATTACACCTCCATTTAATATCTTAAATGGACGATATCCATTACTATTAAATTTTTCAGCTAAACTATAACCATACCTCCCATTCATAATTCTCATTTCACCTTCAATACCCTGCGCTTCAGATTTACTACTCCATAGCGAAAGACCTAGAAAAACCAGAAGCAGGATGGAAAATCTGAATTTTTCCATTCCCCATAACAAATATTGAATTATCCGATAAAAAGATTTCAAAAACGCCATATTCTATTGAAAATCTATTGCAAAAATTTTGAAATTTAGAAAGAAATGATTTTTCTGGCAACTCCAAATACATTTCATAAAAAATCCATGCCAGCGGCTTACCTCTATAACGTGGTTCATACGAACGACGCATTAATTCATCTTCAGAAATATAAAAAAACTCTAAGTCTTTCATCTTAAATTCCTTCTATCGTGTTGTTCGGACAAAAGGAATTTAACATGCTGCTCAGTCTTTGAACAACATCACGCCCATCATCACCACCAAGCCTAATCCTAGGTAAAAATAAAAATCCAGCATTTCATTACCTTATCTGTTTCTTGATTATGCCGAATACATACACTGCGGCCATGATGCCGAACAGATACCAGCCGAGTTCCGCACCATCTCTGAAGTTTTGCGCGGGGTCGCATTCGGGCAGGCTGATTTGTAAAACTTGGCCGTTGAGCTTCCACTGGCCGTTGCTGTAAGTAGGTTGGTGCAGTCTGCCGTCTTGGCCGACCGTGGGGACTATCAGGCTGAAATAATGGTTTTCAGCCTGAACTTTGTCAGCGATGCATTGATTTCCTACCTGATAGCCCACGATACGCCCCTTATCGGATCATGCGTTTCACGATGCCGATGACGAACAGGGCGGCAACTACGCCAACTACGATCCAGCCGGCTTCCAAGCCGTCGGCTTTTGAACCGTCAATGGCGTTTTTTACTGCATCCGGCAGAGCAGCGTGTGCACTGGCTGCCAGAAGCGGCAAGGTTGCGATACAGCCTAAGGCTGCTGTCTTTGCTGATTTGAGGTTAAACATTGCGTTTTCCTTTTAAGTTATCCGGGCGACTGCTTTGATTAACGCTGCCCGTGTGGCGTTAATTCTTGATTGGTGGGCGGCTTCTCAAAGGTTTAATGTCGCTGGCCGCCCGGCAACGACAGTTGCTCGTTGTTATTCAGGTTCGTACAAGGGATAGAAGGCTACGTTTCGCAAGCTGCTGTCTACATCCCTGCCGTGGTCTAGGGCTACGTTGAGATTTCTAAACCTGAATGCTTCATCTAGTTTTCGAACATATTCGAGGCCGCCTAAACCATCTACACCGATGAATGCGCCTTCAGTTAATTCCTGAATGACATAAACGACTCTCATATCCCCCCCTTATTTCAGGCTGTCTTTCGGATCGGGACGGGCTTTCACTTTGAGGTTCTTCAGGTTGAGTTGTGGTTTACCTGATTTGAGTTCCATCTCCAGTTCAAGCTCGCAATCAATCGGGAATTTGTATTCGCGCAAGCCTAGGTAATTGCTGCTTTTGCCGTAATTAAGCTCGGTCACGTTGAGGCCGCATTCGTTTTCGGCTTCGCTTGGCACGTCCATCAATACGCGGACTTTGCAGGTGTCAAATTCGCGGCCTTCAATCGTGCCTTTGAATTGTTTTGCGCCAATGAGGGTTGCTTTTTGTACAAACATGGTTACTACTCCTTTTAAATAATCGTCTGATGTGCCGGATAGGGCTTTTAGCCGCTATATCCGCAGACGGGGTTGAGAAACTTTTCTGATATGCAGTCTATTTTCAGCAGTTCGGCGAAATACTGGCCGGGGTGGACGGTTTTCGGCACGCCAACATCGGGGTCAAACAGGCGCATGATTTCTTCGGCGGACTTGCCGAGTTCAAGCAGCATGTTGATGGCACGGCTGCCCTGCATGCGCAGGTATTTGATGCTGTGCTCAATACCGGCTTGTACCATGCGTTGTTTGATGGCGATTTTCTTGGGTTGGGATTGGGCGAATACGCCGTTTTCGCCGAACAGGCGGTTTAATTCGGGATACTGGGCGGACAGGTAGTCGCCGGGGTGGACAACGACATCCAGCGGGATAATCAGATCGTTGCTTCTCAATTCGAGTTCGCAACGTACCCACGGGCTTTCGCTGTCGCCGAGTTGTTTGCCTTTTTCGTAAAAGCGGAGCATGCGGGAGGACAGGCGGGTGCCGACGTAGAGGGTGCGGCCATGCTTGGTTTCGTTGTACCAGTCGTCGCCTTCCAGCCTTAATTTCGGCTTGGTAAATGAGTTGGTAAATGCGCCGTTACGATAGGCGTTCAGGGCATCGTTCACGCTGTATTCGCCGCTCAGGAAGTCATGGGCTAAATCGACGCGGGTATAGCGGAAACCGTGTACTTCCTTCATTTGGCTGAAGTTGTACAGGCGCTGTTCCCAGCCGTCTTTTGCGGCATTGAGGCCGGTGGCGGTCAGTTCTATGCACAGGCTGGATTCGTTGGAGGGGTTCACTCCGCCGCCAATGCAGAGAATGCCGTAGCTGGTTTCGTAATTTCCTAGGTTGTAACTGCTGCTGTAGAAATTGGCGGATTTTTCTCGGTCATGGGATACGCCGAAACCGAAAATTTCATGCAGGAAGAGGGACATGCGGGCGACGATTTCCTCTTGCTCGCCGGTTTGGGCGTCAAATAATTTGTTCAGGGTTTCTTTTTCGAGAACGAAGGTCAGTTGGTCGATAAAGGCGCAATGGCCGTTAATGCCCAGTCTGAAGATTTCTTCAACGGCTTTGCCTTTGCGAATGACCAAGCGGCGGTATTTCTCACTCACCGCCTGCGATTTTTGTAACTCATCCCCTGTTAGCGTGGGGGGTGCCAATCGGGCGGCTTTGATGTCTACGCCCCAGCGCTCTTTCATGCGCTGTTCGAATGCGGCATAGGCCGCGTTGCGTTCGGCGTCGCGCTGGCGCGCTGCCGCCAANNNNCTTGGTCTAGTCTGTTCTCTATGCGTTCCATTTCAGGCGGCCTTTTCTACGGGCGGAAGGATTTGTTCGAATTCGGCTTGGGAGACGTTGCGAAAAAAGGGGAGTTGGAGTTCTACTGCATCTAGGACGAACCGGACGTAAGTATCAAGCAGGGTTTGTATCCGCTCGGAAGGTTCGTCTTGGTCGATAACATCGGCAAACAGTAAATGCCCGCGGTCAGGTGTGATTTGGAGTGTTACTGTGAGTTCGCAGAACAGGCCTCCTTCCGGACGGCCTATCGTGGCGGTAATGTTGGGATAGGTTGGGAGTTGGTAATACATGAAAAAAGCTCCTTTGAGTTAGCTCAATATAAAAACCCCGTTTTAGTTTTCTTGAACTTGTCAAGACCTCTAAAACGGGGGTCAATATATAAGGTAGCCTTCATTTTGGGCTCAATTGGCTATCACGGAAATTCAAGCATATTGTTCCATCAGTTCTATAATTTCTTTAAAGCCTTCTCGTTCGGAACGATAGTGCTTGGTAAAAGCCAATAGCTCCATCCCGCTATTGGCATTGGGGTAGTGCACATCCCCACCGTTTTCTAGCATCTTTTTTAATACATCCAGCCGATGCGGCATGGCGCCCATCATGCCTAAGGGAATCACATTGTCCTGGTTGGGGATGTTGGGATTGGCGCCTGCTTCCAACAAGGCTAGGGCGGCATCGCCGTTCTCGGCTCGCATGGCGTAATGCAGCGGGGTCATGCCGTAGCAGTCTTGGGCGTTTACCTCTACGCCTTTGTCTAAATAAAAATGCATAGTGGATAACGGAGCAGGGCTATACGAGTTCATGTTAGCCATATGTAAATAATTCCATTTTGCTGAATCGGTAGTACAGCAGGGATCAAATTTCCCCGTGTCGCTCATCTCTTTCAAAAAAGCTATATCGCCTTCTGAGTTCGCACGGGCTATCCGCATCCCAATATCGTTTTCATACGGATCTGTCATCATTTTTTTCCTGCCCTCAAAAAGGTCTCATCTTGCCTTAAATTATATAACGCAGTTATTTCTAATATTTATATTCTATGATGGCTACCTGAAAACGCAGCGCAGCGAAGTTTCTGCGAAGCTAAAATCTTCAGGTAGCCTATTTTACTATTTAGCTGCCGTTTCGGCTGCTTCGGGCTGTGTGCCTTCTTCCTGCCAGCCACTGCCGATAGCTTTGTAGAGGTTGAGCAGGTTGAGGCCGGAGGCGAGTTGGTTGTCGAGTAGGTTTTGGCTGAAGCCGTGGGCGCTGAGCTGGGATTGCAGGGCGGTGTCGAGGGTTTTGCGGCCGTAGCGGAAGAGCTGGCGGTCGTTGCGCACTTGCTGCTTCGCGGTGCGTTCGGCCTGCTGTAATTCCTGCTGCTGGGCGTTGAGGGCGTGTTGGGCCTGGTAGGCGTTATCCACCTCGGCGAGGGCCTGCAGCAGGGTTTGGTCGTATTGCAGCAGGGCGGTTTGCAGGCGGGCGTCGGCAGCTTGGATGTTGGCGCGGATGCGGCCGGCGGTGAAGATGGGGAGTTGTACGCCGATGCTGAAGAGGCCGCCGTTGCCGCTGCGGGCGCGGTTGAATGGGGCGAGGTCGCTGTTGAGCTCGATGCGGCCGGTTTGCCAGAGGAATTGGATGTCGAAGCGGGGGAGGAGGTCGGCTTTGGCGCTGGCGAGTTGGGCGCTGCGGGCTTGGATTTCGGCGGCGCGGGCGCGCAGGTCGGGGCGTTGGTTGAGGAGGCTGCCGGGCCGGATGCCTTGCGGCGGGCTGGGCAGGTGTTGCAGCAGGGCGGCTTGGCGCATGGCGTTGCTGTCGAGGCGGAAGGTTTGCGGGGTTTGGCCGATGAGCACGGCGATGCTGCGCTGCTGGGCGTCGAATTGGGCTTGGAGGGTGCTTTGGCGGGCTTGCAGGGCTTGGATTTGGGCGGCAACGGCGGTGGTGTCGTGGGCGGTGGCGTGGCCGGCGTTGAAGCGGCCGACGGCGTAGCGTGCCAGTTCGTGCAGGGTGGCGAGCTGTTGGGAAACGAGGGTTTGCTGCTGCTGGATGTGGGCGGCGCGCAGGTAGTGTTC